ATCAGGATTAACAACACCATCATCTTCATAAGTATAAATACCACTAATATTCATTTGTGCATTTTGTAATATTAGTTCTACTGTAAGATTAGTTGTTTTAATTGCAGCCATACTATTAAAGATTGGACCACGACCATAAACTTCTCCTGATCCTTTATTCCATCTAAATACAATATAAGGATTACTTCCAACTCCACTTAATTCTTTTTCAAAAATTATTTCTTCTTCATTCATACAAGCAACACAGTATTTAAATTTTTCTGTATTTGCTTCTTCATATGTTCTGTAAACACCTTCTACTATATTAGCTTTTTTACTTTCATTTTCTTCAATAGCTTTAAGCATAGTTTCAGACATTTCTGCTTTTGGATATGCAGTCATTAATTGGTTATAAGGTATTTGTCTTTTTCTAAATACTGTATCAACTCTATTATCTGGCCCATTGTTCAACATAACTTTAGGTAAAGGTACAGCAGTAAATTTAATTGGATTTAATGCATCACCTTCTTCTACTAACATAACACCAGTACCAATAGCACAATCCATAAATGCTTCATGTACTTCTTGGTTAAAGTTTGATCCAGCTAATATTTCAAAAACATATTTAGTTATTTCATCTAATGCTTCATTAACTTGTGGCTTTTGTTCTTCTGGTATATCAGTACCAGCTTCAAAGTTTGCCCATCTTCCATATGTAGGAACTATACCAGCTTGTAATCTACTAGCAAATTCTTGTATTCCTACTACTGCTGTTTCATCAAATATTTTATCTGTACGTCTTTCACCTACAGTTTCTTCATAGAATGATTCTCTTGAAGGCATTGTGTATTCATATGCTTCTTCATATTTATCTTTCCAATGATCAAAGATTGTTTCTGCATCTTGATATTTTTTTAAAAAAGAAATAAATTTACCATCTTTATATCCTCCTGATCCTATACTTTTTTCTGCTACTGGTATAAAAGCCATTACTGCATTTCTCCTTTAATTAATTTTTTACTACCACTAAAAAATGTTCTTTTACCTTTTAATGCTGCTTGATTTCTTGCTATTGCTTGTTTTCTTAATAGAGCTTGTTGTGCTGCTTCTTTAGAAGATTCATTAGATTCTGCTTGTGCTTTAGTATCTTGTATTCTTGCATCAGAAATATCTGTATTACTTTTAGCTGCATAAGAAGTAGATGATGATGTACTTCCTAATGCACTATTAAAACTTGTTACATAATCAGAATATCTTTTTCTATTATAATCCATAAAAGCAGCACCCATTATTGGAACTCCTACAGCTGCCATAGCTCCTGTTGCAATCATTTGTATTCTTCTTTGTGATTCAAACATTTTTTCTGAAATTGGTATTTGATTCATAATACCACCAGCACCAACTGTACCCATTCCTGTTGGATTTTGTGTACCACCAACATTATAAGATCCATATTTTAATTGATGACCTCTTCCAGTAAGTCTATAATTAAATGATCCATCAGGATTTTGTGATCCTTTTGTAGCTTCACCAATACTTTCTAAATATTCATTAGTAGCTTTACTTGCTACTCCTCCATACATATCTGTACCAGATTTTTTAATTTCTTCTTTTACTTTTTTAGTACCACCTGTAATTTCAGCTTCTATAGATCTATCATTTCTATCACGACCTCTATCATCACCACCATAACTTCCACTTGATGTACTTGTTTTACCACCCATTAGTTTTTCTTGCCTTCATAATAAAATCCTTTACCACCAGCTCTAGAAAATAATGATCGCATACCAACCATGCCTTTTGCTTTTCTTCTTTTTAATTTTTTTTCTTTAGCTTCTAATTTTTCTTGTTCTTCTAATTCTTCTTCTCTTCTTCTTTCAATATCTTCTCTTACTGCTTTATCTGCAGCAGTTTCTTGATACTTTGGCTTTCTAAATGCACCCATAATTATAGTTCTATTTCACACATTCCATTCTTTTTCAACGCACAATATAGCTGATTAGGTGTAAATATCCAAAACCTAGACCAGCCTATTAGTCGTTGCACATAACTTACACAACTATGTTCTTTAATCCATGATCCCATAATTACAGGAAACTTAGATATTTTATCTTGTATTGGCACTTTTAATATGTGTCCATTCTTCATTTGTATTAATCTAAATATTTTATCTACTTCATCTTCATTAAGTATTTCTATATTTAATTTACCAAATAAGTATTCTGATATTATCCATATTTTTTTTTCTGCATCATAACCCATTACTCCACAATGCTTAAAACCTTTTTTAAAAAATTTAGTATGCCTATGATAATCTCTATTTTCGTAGAAATATACTAACCATTCATTCTGTTTTGCCATACACTTCTTCTTTTTTTATCACCAAATATACTCCAACCTCTAGTTTTAACTACTGTTGGACTTTTAGCTTTACCAGATATTAACTGTTTACCTTCACCAGCACCTAGTAATAGATACTGTAGTGCATCGTGAACATGGGAATATCTATTCTTCATAGGTTTTTCATCATATCTGTCGCCTGAAGTTTGCATCCTTCTATAGAAATAACCACCATTAAAACCTTTTTTAAGATTTATACATCTGTGATCTACTAAAAAACCAGAAGATCCTTCTACTAATCTAGCTAATGATGTTTCTACAGCTTCTATTCTAAGAGCTACATCGTTACTATGAGTAGGTTTACCCATTATTCCATTCTGTCTTAGTATTTGAAATGGTGTTGTTTCGTCAGTTTGAGCTCTAAAATCTCCTGCCGGGTCACCATATACTTCAATATCTTGCGTTCTATAGTTCTTTGCTATCTCATGTTTTAGTAATTCACTAAACCTTGCTATACCCATATCAAAACATACTAACTCTTGTAGTATTAACCATCTACCATTAGGTAACTTCTGACCAAAGACTGCAGCTGGTGTCAGTCCAAAGTCAATACCAATGAATACTGGTACTTGAGCTGGCTCTAAATCTTCTTTAGATAAATGTATTTCCATATTCCAGTTAGGATATACTGGTTTACCTTCTTCTAAAGATCCAAGTTTATTCATTACATAAACATCAATCCAACCTTTCATCTTACCTTTAATAATATTGTTGTAATATTTTTCTGTAAGATTGTTTTTGTTCTCACATTTTTTATTATCTACATATCCTTTTAATGTTCCGTCTTTATTTTTATCTTCTATCAATGCTGGTGGCTGCGTATAAAAATTCCAGTTATCAGGTTTAACTAACATCAGAGCTTCATCTCTTGATAGATGATCTGGTACTGGTACATCACCAGCCATAATAGGCCACCAATGATCTTCTTCTGGTGCGTTAGTATCTGCAATAACTCCATACCAAGAAGCACCACCATCACGCATACTAGGATATCTACCTACCCTCATAGTACAAGCGTCTACAATGCTCTTAGGAAGCTCTCTGGCTTCGTTTACCCATACTCCTGTTAGTTCTAATGATAAAAGTTTTTTAACATCTTCAGGTCTATCTAAAGCTAAGAATATGACCTCTAATTCTAGTTCACCTACATTTATTCTATGCGTATAAGGTACTGACCATGAGAATACACCCCATTCGTTTTCAGGAAACCAGTCTAACCACGTTTTGATAGTAGTCGTTTTAAGTTGCGGATTAGTGTTCCGAATAACGGCCCACCTACTTTTTCTTTTCCCTTGCGAATTTTTTTCTTGTTGTAAAGCACGTCTAAGTACCTCAATACAACAAGCGACAGACTTGCCACTTCCTACTGGACCTCGTAAACCTCTAAAGAACTCATTACCTTTTAGAAAGTTCTTTAAGGTATTGCCATCTGGTTTGTAACTTAGTTGTGCCATTTATACTAGATTCTTGTCTATCGCTACTTTTAGCAAATTTTCTCTGATCTTTGGGCCAAGGCTTTCGATTAATTTGTCTGCTTCCTTGTCCGTTATCAAATCCTCTGGAAGGTATCTTAGATGTACTTTTTTTACGATCTGCCTTAGCTTCCGTCTTTCTGCTAGAGAAATGTTGAATAGCTGTCTGTTCTCCAGATTCACTACTTCGTCTGTTTTGTCTATACTCATACAAAAATTCCTTAAATAAATCCCAGTCAAGATATACCATTGGACTAGAAAAGTCTCTTTTTAATACTAATAAATCAGCAGATCCTTTCCATTTATCTAGTTGAGCAAAGCCTTCGCCATTTTTTCTAGCTTTAACTTCTATATTAGTTCCTTCAAATAGATCAGATACCTGAACATCATGAGGGAACGCAGCAATAGCACCAGATAAAGGTTGTCGTCTAGCATTAAACCCTTCAGCTTGGAAGAGTTTTACTATTTCGTTCTCTACTCTAGTACCCTTTCTTTTTGCTTTGCTTGACAACTTTCATTCCTTTTTTCTTTGCTGTTTCTTTTGCTTTTTTCTTTCCAGCAGCAGTATATGGAAATTTCATTTTACCAACTTTAGGCATTTTGGACCTCACTTTCTGTATTTACTTTAGACTTTAAAACTTGACTACGCAATACTATTCTATCTTCATAGGCTTTATCTAGTTTATTCATTAATACTTTATTTATTTCTTTAATATCTTTTACTTCTTCTTGAAGTAGCTTCATGTCAGTCGTCAAATCATCTATAGTCATAGTTTTCATTCCTTCTTGTTATAAAATTTTTTAGGGTAAACTACAACTATATTAGAAATATAATATTATTTCAATTCACTTAACAGTTCCAAGCTCTTAAAGATTTGGACAATCTATCTTTCCCAGTATTATTGCTTGGTTTTTGTCTTTTTCTCATTCCCTTCATTCTTGCACAGAATGATTTTCTTCTTTTGCTCCCCTTCTTCTTGGTAGGAGCTTTTAAATTGCCACCAGTAGCTCTGTTATAACTAGCTCTACCCTTGGCATTTAATCCACCTTTAGGATTCTTTCCTTCTTTTCTTTGCCACGCTGGAGTAGACACTACTTTTTCTTCTTTTTAGGAAATCCAGCTTTCATATTGGCATAAGATTTAGCTGACACCGTACTCTTAGACTTAGGTCTAGATGTACCAGCTTTCTTTCTAGCATTTATATTCGCATATAATCCTCTTTTAGCCATTCCTTATCCTTCTATTTGCCTTGCAAGGCTATGAGAGAAACCCTCTCTTGGTTTATGTCTTAAGACTATTTACCTTAAATCTTAGAAATATATTTGTCTACGCACATTTGATTTACTTTTTTTAACTCTGTTGTGTGTATGACAGGTTTACACTTAACCACTGTTCAGTTTTTAACCCCCACCCTCTCGTTCTAACTAAGATCGATACTAACCTTTATGTCTCCAATTACTTGGTGATTAACTTTGTCTGGTGTACGTAACCCAACTCTATCTAGTATGTCTCTACTAGCTTCTAGCTGAACATACTCTGATTTAGCGCCATTACTAAGGGCAACTAACTTATTACTTGCTGTTACTGCACCTAGACCTATCGTTCTTGACACACATTCCATCATGTACTTCTGTACTTTTGGGAGACGTAGTGTACGAGAAGCACTTACTCTTGCACTATCTCTACTGACTTTTGTTGAGTAACCAGCCTTTTCTGCTGCTGCAACAATACTACAGCCTGTTGATACGATGGTATCGACAAGTGCCTTTTGTTTATCTGTTAATTCAGTATTATCCGTCATCTCGCTATCGGTGGATAATAGTAATCATTGTAAAAATCATGTCAAGCATAATCAACATGGTGTGACGATTGGAGCTTGTTCCAGCCCTCGCTAAAGTCGAGCCAAGGTCTCGCCCCTACGGGCTTCGGTCTGGGCTA